CTCATAGTCAGATAGTTCCTCCCAATTAATTTTGTCTGGCATACATGCTAGTAATGTTTCATAGTCAGTCTTACTACAGTCTTGGTAAGGTGCCTGTTGGTATGTGTGCTCATTGAAAGGTAGAAATGACACACCAGACATCTCATCAAAGTTTTTATACACAAAGTCTCCTACTTCAAACCACTCATCATTTTTAACATTTATAGTTACCGATGGCTTATGCTCACACCATGCACGTTGGTAAGCTAACCACATCTCTAGCTGTTCAATAGCAGTCATGTCAGCAGTAACTACTGCGTTAGGTGGTGACTTCATAGGAAAGCTAAACACTGTAGTCTGGTCAGACTTCATTACGTCAGGTTCGTTAGGTATCTTTTGATCCTTCATAAACTGTGTCAGTGGGTCTTTATTGTCACCACGTACAGTGCGAATATAATAGGGTGAGTGACGAGCGTGAATACCAGAACTGGAATTAACCAGCTGTGACACCGTACCTGAAGGTTTAACACAGCTGATAGCAGTAGAGACAGGGATGCCAAGGCGCTCAGCCCACTCAGCATTAGTAAGAACAGCGATAGATTTGAGATGCTCAAGTGTTTTCTCCAAGCCAGCATTCTTCGTGGTCATCAAAGGATTGTCCATAATCCCTGTCATTGACACACCCAACAGTCTTTCCTCCTCAGTGTTCTTCTGCCAAATCTTACGTAAGTAAGGGAACTTAGTGTAAGTAGATTGGATAGTACCTAGGATGGTAGCCATACGAACCTTCTTCTCTAGGTCACCTATGGTATCTGTTGCACGTACTACTACCTCTGTCAAGTTACAAAACTGATTTTTTCGTAAAATTATTTCCGAACATGGATTTGTTCCGAACTCATGGTTAGCATCACGGCGTCCGTTCTTAGCTGCCTGTACCTTAGATGCCTGACGGTTAAAGATACCACGTTCACCTGAGCCTGACTCAACCAGTGCTGTCCACTCACGTAGGAATGACAAGCTGTCAGGCTTCTCAGTATATGCTACAGAGTTGTTAGCCAAGGCACGTTGCTTGTCGTTCTCCCACCATGCACCTGACTTAGCGTGACGCATACGATCATCTGATAGATTACTCAGGGAGATCATAGCACTACGGCGTACACCACCCACCACTACTACCTCACCAATCTTACACATAATGTCGTGGCACTCAAGGGATGACAGCTTACGGCTCTGAGCAAACAAAACATTTGGTTGTGCGTCCTTGAATGTCTTAATAACAAAGTCAAACAGTTCAACCAAGGGTGCTGGGCCTGATGCTCTACCACCGAATGTCTTAAGCTTAGCACCAGCTGGACGAACAAGAGACACATCCCACTTAGGTATCTCACCAGCATAGAGTAATGAGATGAGAGTACGAAGGGACTTGGCCCAACCTTCCTTGCTGTCTTTAACAACAATAACTATATCACTATCAGACAACTCAGGAATATCTGGTAGTTTGTAAACTGACTCTCGCTCTACTGAGAACCCAACACCAGTACCACATAGCAAGATAAACATAGCCTCATCAAAAGCTTTCATGTCATCTACTGGTAGGTATGAACAGTTGTACCCAGCTGTATTGTCCCGTGTCATTGCTGGGCCAGCTGTCATCAAGGCCCTCATGCTTGGCATGACATCCAATGATAAGATAGCTTGTTCAATCTCTCTGATGTAAGAACTATTACCTGCGTTAGGTGTAACGATATGTTCCATGTAGCGAGATACTGTTTCACCCCATGTCTCACGCCTACCTTCTTTGTCCAACCAACGGGCGTACCGTGACTTGTGGATAAAGGATTGGTAATCGGTTGGTAAGTAGTTGCTGCTCATTTTGTTTCCCGTCCACTATTATCTTTATCTTCTTTTAACCACACCATACGATCAATGTCTGATCTGTTTAGCCCTATGTCCTTAAGCTCTTTGTCTGACAGTTGGTTCAGTACTTTGATTGCGTGTCTATGTTCTGACCACAAGACACAGTACCTCATAAACCTTACGAAGATATTGTTAACCCATCTCTGTTTCATCTGTTATCCCCTGATCCCTTGATGACACCACGTTTAGCACGGCTGTTTAGTTTTTCCATATTAGCTTCCATCACCTCAGGTAAGTTGCTGTAGAAGTAGTTAGCCAAGGCTGTAGCGTAGAAGATAACGTCACCTAACTCCTTGACAATATCCTTCTGACTTACCTTAGTGTTGTCACGTAGATACTTCTTAACCTTCTCTGCTACCTCACCAGCCTCACCAACTAATCCAAGGGTGTTCTCTACTAGTCGTGTGTCACCTTCAGTAACGATCATACGCTCTACCCAGTATGAGTATTCCATTGGTGACACATTAACAATGCTGAAAGCCTCAATGTCTTCTTGTGTAATCATTCCTCTATCCTCTTCCATTCCGCTATCTCAGCATCTAAATTAAAGTACTCGTTAACATCTATCATATTCTCATCAACTAAATATCGAATGACAAAACCTTCACTGATTTCGTTTTGTTCAAGGAGAAGATGGAGTCCATAGTTATCAACCAGAGCACGAATCTTACTTTCTAAATCAAACATTGTCAACCACCTTTTTAATTTCCTTTATCACCAAAGTCTATTACGAGAGGATCAATGGACTTAGTAAAGTGTTTGACCATTTCGTATGCATCATTAAAGCTTTCTAACTCTACCTCTTGGTGTTCAAGGGTACCTTGTTCTGTTTCTACAAGGCAAAGGTTATAACAAAATCTCTCGTCATAATCATCGTCTTGGTAAGGCCCTTCGATAACACTGTGTATCTTTAAGATCATTTTTTCTTTTCCTTAATCCACTCCACAGGAATAAACTCTTGTGCGTATAAGAACCCATGTTTGTCACACCAATCAGAGTAGGATGTCTTCGACCCTTTCCTGATCTTGGCCTTAGGATTACTGAAAACAAATCGAATGTCAAGCTCTGGATACTGTTTTTTAATTAATAAATGTTTCTTTCTGTCAGATGGAATGAAGCGTCCTTTTGTCTCAATGTATATGCCATTAGGTAACTGAAAGTCAGGGGTGTAATGACGAACCTCTTCTACACTGTAAGGTATCCTTGACTCTTCATACTTAAACTTAACCTTACGTAACTTTAACCAAGCAGCTGTCCTACTTTCTAATCCTGATCTGAATCGCATTTAGGTGGCTCCCATGTCTGTCCTACATACCTACGTAGCCACAACAATCTGGCATTCTCAATGACCCTTGCCTCTTCTCCGTTGTATGCGTGTAAACATTCCTCATACATCTGAGCCTCAGTTGTACACTCAGCCAGCATCTTAGTTGCCTTCACTGGGCCTATACCATACAGACCAATGATGTTGTCAGCCTTGTCACCTGTCAGTATCTGATTGTAAAAGAAACGTAAGCCCTCAAACTCACCTACCTCTACCATAGTACGTTTGTTGGGGTTGTAATGTGAGCATGGTATCTGAAGCATGTCCTTATCTATTGACACAACGATAGCATCCTTGCCATAGTTGGTAGCCCATATACCACACAGATCGTCAGCCTCTTCACCCTTAGATACAATAGCATCCCAGCTATCTATCATGTGCTTACGTATATCCTGTAGATGTTGTGGCTTCTCAACGCCTTTACGATTACCTTTGTAGTCATGCGTGATGGCTACGTCATACCTGAAGTTACCCTTACCTGTAAGAAAGACTGCGAAGTTACTGGCGTCAACCTCCCACATAATTTCGTTAAGAGACTGCCAGAGAATGTCATCTAACTTGTCAAGGGCATCCTCTACTGAATCATTCTCACAGGAAAAAGCTGCACGATAGGCGAAGGGGTCACCATCTACTAGCACTTGTTTATTATTTTCCATTTAACCTAGCTCTTTCTATTGCTGCCTGACGCTCATTGGCTGTAAATTTTCTGAGAAATTGAGCAGATTCTTGTAACTCAAATAGTCTTTTCTTCAAGTTGTCTAAGTGTTTCTTAGCTGCTATTATCTCACGTTCAGTGTTCTCTATCTCACCACTCATACTCATACTTATTTCTCCAACCTTAATGCAAACCATGACACAGGGAATAGTTCTTTCATACTGTTACAGATTTGATTTGCTACTAACCTAGTCTCTAGTTGTGTGTCACCTGCACACCTAAGATTGCACATATCAGCGAAGGCA